TAATGAACCAACCTGATGACAGGAGCTCACACCTTCTGTCATCACCTCCTGGAGAACAAAAACAATATGCCAATCTATGAATATAAATGCCAACTATGTCATACCCGAGTGGATAAGCTAATGAAAGAACCAAAAGAGGTCATCAAATGCCCAAAATGTCATAACGATGCCCACCGTCAATTCAGTGTTCCAGCTTTCAACTTTACCAACGGTCAAGGAACATCGATTGGGAACTTAATGAGCATACCCAAACATGGCTAAAACGAAAATAACCCCAACAACAACCTATAATGTTCATAACTATATGGTCACGGACAGCATTTCCGCCTCAATCAATAACCGGGTAATCAAGGCAAAACGAGCCGACAGGATTTTACTTTCCCAGTTCGAAGCGGACATTCTTAAGCCATATGTTATTCGATTAAATGAGGAAGAACAATAATATGGCACTTATTTTAGAAGATGGAACAAAACCTACAGGAGCGAACGCATATGTCGATGTTGATTACGCAGACGATTACTTTAACTTGTATGGCAATCTTGATTGGTCAGGCACCGATGATGAAAAAGAGGCCGCTATTATCAGTGCTACTCGCAGCCTTGATCTATTGTATGGTGCTCATTATCTTTCCAGCTTAGTACCTGGAACAGAACAATCATTGTTATTCCCAAGGTATGCTTTCTATGACAATAACCTTCGATTTATTGGTTCAACCACCATTCCTCGACCACTTAAAGAGGCAACCTGTGAGCTCGCATTACGGGTGATCAATCAACAGGAAAGTTTCCCAGAGAACACAACCGATGATATTGAGAGCGAAGATATTAAGATTGGGGATATTTCGATTTCCACCACCTTAAGCAAAGCCGGCCAGACTGGAAAAACTATATATGAAGATTTTTATCTGATTGAGAAGGTTCTTGGGGACATTCTTAAGAAGAAAACCACCAACTTCGGGTTTGCACGCTAAATGAAAGATTTTACTAAGATTAAAACCAGGATTAACCGTTTGATTTCAGAATATGGTGAGAACATCACCCTGAACTCATTGAAAACCAAAGCACTGGCCACCACTGTTAATGTGGAGGATAATGATGAGTATGGTTCGCCACTAACCACCTCAAAACGGGTGTATTATATTCCATCAAACACCCTTAAGAACCCACCAACAGTTGGTGATGACCTAATCTTCGACAAGCACACCCAAACTATTTCCGCAGTCAAGGAATATAAGCTTGGAACCACATTGTTCGCCTATCAGGTGGAGGTCATGGAATGATTACCGTGGAGATAAATGAACAGGTGGCTGATAGTGTGGCCAAGGGATTATCCGAGTTTAATGCGAAGTTCCTCGAAGAGTTCCTCATTCGGGTCAAACAACGTACCCCAGTAAGAACTGGATTTCTTCAGGAAAGTTGGGGTGGAAATAACCAACCAACCAAAATGGAGATCTTCAATGGAGCACCATATGCCGAATATATTGAGAATGGAACCGAAAGAATAGCCCCAGTTGGTATGCTGAAAACAACCATTCTTGAGGGCCAAGACATTGCGAATAAAGTTATGGAAGAAACCAAATAATGATTACTGAAATATTATCAGCTCTTGATACCCAACTATTGCTCACCACCGGTCTGCCGACATTCAGGGCGGAGAATGAGCGTTATCTTAAGGTCAATAAGACCGCCTTTTGTCGTTCAACCATATTACCAGCAAAAACCACAGTGGAAACTTTGGGTTTAACCGGATATGACAGGATTTCAGGATTATATCAAGTCGATTTATTTTATCCTTCAGATGAGGGATATACAACAAGTGGAACCATAGCGGATGCGATTGTGGCGAACTTTCCCAAAACACTACAACTCACTACTTCAGGAGGTCAGGTCATTGCAATAGAAATGTCATGGCGATTACCCGGAAGGAAGTTGGACAATCACTACAACCTACCCATACTTGTTTCATGGTATGGATATAAATAACATTTTAAGGAGCACATAATATGACAATCGCAACAGGACATCGTTCCCAATTAGCTTATATTCCTGAAGTCACCTGGGGTACCACACCTGGTACTCCACAGATGATTTCAGTTCCATACACCTCATTCAAGGCCGATTTAACCAAACAAACCTTTGAGGACAACTCAATCATCGCCGACCGCATGGCTCGGTATGTTATGTTTGGTAATCAAACCGTGGCTGGTGAGCTCGAGGTCAATCTATCCCATGGAAACTTCGATTTCCTCTTGGAGAGCGCTTGTAATGGAGCCTTTACCGCCAACGTGCTGAAAACCGGTTCTACGAAGAAGTTCTTTACCTTTGAGAGCGGTGCATTAGATATTTCCCAATATACAGTTTATACTGGTATGTTGGTTGATAAGATGACCATCACCATCCCATCAAATGCCCCAGTTACCGCAAAATTTGATTTAATGGGTAAGTCAAGCTCAATTTCAGGAACCGCATTGGATGCCACATTAACCGCGGCTGGTGCAAAACAACCATATGTTCATGTTGGTGGAACATTCAATGAAGGTGGTTCAGCAACCGCTATCATCACCACCATGGCCTTTACTGTGGATAATGGATATGATGCCAACTTCGCTCTCGGTTCAACCTCACCACGGGATGTTACTTATGACTTAGCCAAAATCACCGGTACCGTTACGGCCTACTTCGAGGACGCTGTTCTATATAACAAGTTTATCAATGGAACCTCAACCTCATTATCAGCCACCCTAACTGATGGTACCAACACCCTTCAGTTCAGCCTACCTAAGATTTACTACACCGGTGGTTCAAAACCAGTGTCAAGCCAGAAGGCAATCTTGGTGACATTACCTTTCGTTGCCGTTTATGATGGAACCTCTACCAGCAATATCGTTATTACCCGTTCAACCTAATATATAACCCGTTTTGGAGAAAACAAACATGACAAAAAAGATCCTCACCTTTCAAGATCTATTACCACAAACAAGTATGATGGAGATCATTCACCCAGCTCAAGGACCAATGGGTATTCACCTTGAGCTCGTTGGTCAAGACAGCGCACCATTTAGAAAGGCAACCAAAAGGCTCGCCCAGCAATATCTTAAAGATAAAGGTGAGACCTCAAATATCGAGGAATATGAAAAGCTTCAAGTGGATTTACTGGCCGCTTGTATTGTTGGTTGGGATTGCCCTGAGGTATTTGGGGAATATTCCCCAAAACGAGCTACTGAGATCATGTTGGAACCTGGACTTAACTGGTTGTCTGCACAGGTGGAGGCTTATATTAAGGACCGCGCGAACTTCTTTCGCAAAAGTTCTTAATAGATTAACAAATTGTATAAGACAAACGGTGGAACTTGAGTATATAAAGAAATCAGGTTCCACCCTTAAAGAAGATTATGAGATGATAAGTAAGAAGACCAACAAAACCATTGAGGAGTTGTATGGAGAAAAGTTGGTGGATGACCTTTCCTATTATGAAACATATCTAATAGGTGAATTTAATAAGCTCAACTTAGGAAGAAGTGGTGGAATGAACGGCCCAAGCCTGCTCACCTACCAAGACATAGCGGCATATTGTGATTTGAAACAGGAAGATTTAACGCCCTGGGAGGTGGATGCCATAAAATCAATCGACATTATGTATATCCAGACATTAAATGAACAAATAGCAAAGGATAAAGATTAATGATTAGTGGAAATCTTGCAAACCTTAAAATAGCCGTCGATACCTCTGATTTACAAGCAGCCGCTCAAAAGTTTAGTGATTTAGGAAATCAGATTGGTGGAAATATCCCTGGGTTCAACACTGCGGCGGACGTTCTATCAAAAGTTTCATCGGCCGCATCATCAGTTGGGTCAGCCGCGGCTGGTGCCGTGTTGGGTGTTGGGGCATTAGTAACGGCTCTTGGTGCATTGGGAATAGCTCTCGGATTTAGGATGAACAATAGGGTCGATGAACTGGCTGATTTAGGTGAGCAGTTTGGTTATAATGCCATGCAAATCGCTGGTATGAAGGCCGCGGCTGAGGGTGCTGGTTCCAGCTTAGAGGCTGTGCTAACTATGTCAAATAGAGTGGCGCGAGCGATGACAAAAACTGGTGAGGAAAATAGCAAGGCCAGTGAGGCGTTCAGTCGGCTCGGTGTAGATGTAGATGATGCCTCAGGTAAGATGAGAAATCAACAAGAGGTCACCAGCGACCTTATCACCGCTTGGGAAAATAGTGCCAAAACCGCCCAGGATAACGCGGATATGCAACTTCTTCTTGGGAAAAGCTTCGAACAACAGATCCCAGCGTTTCAACAAGCGGCCGAGATGTTGGAGTTCGTTAATCAGCTCCATGAAGAGGGGATTGGAATATCAAATGCCGCGGTAGAAGCGGCATCAGCCAATGAGCTGGCAAATCAAAAACTTGCACTTATCTTCGACGCGGTCGGTTCAGAACTTGTGTCATTAGTTATCCCTGCATTTACAACCCTCACTGAATGGCTTATCGAGAGCTACCGAACAGGTGGTTTAGTTAAGATGGCCTTTGATCTGATTTCAGGAGCTACTAGTTTCCTCATGGTTGGGGTTAAGGGTGTTATATCTGGATTTATTATTCTTGATGGAATAGCCAATGGGCTTATCAAAACTCTTGCAGGAGTTGCGGCGGCCATGAAAGCGGTGTTTTCAGGAAACTTCGCTGGCGCAGCCGCGATTGGTGAGAATGTCATATCAGATGTTAATAAGGTAGGTCAAAACACCGAGGCCGCCCTGAAGAAGTTATGGTCGCCTCCAGCCGCAACACCAGGTCTGGCTCCATTGGGTCGTGGCAATGCACGAGCTGGTGGAATAGCATTACCTAAATCTACCGGAGGTGGAGGCGGTGGTGCTTCAAAGAAAGATACCTCAGGAGATGCTCTTGCCCGTGAGGAGGTCCAACTCCTTAAGATGATTTCCGATGCTGAGATTGGTCTAATAAAGATAACTGAGAGCAAAGAACAAGGAATATTACGCGAGGTGGAGGCACTTCGGAAAAGATTTCCAGAGATGGAAAAACACAAGAAGGCCATCCTTGATACCTCACTGGCTGAGATCCAGTCATTAAAAATAGCCGAACAAAAGGCCAAAGAAGATGAACGTTCAAAGAAACAGATTGATGGAATAAATCAAGCCATTGAGGAATATAATCAAACAAACCAACAAATGATTGAGAATATGTCATTAGGTTCCAGAGCTGGTAAGGAAAATAATGAAATTCTGGCCATGCAAATCAAGCATAAGCGAGAAATAGCGGCATTAGATGAAAAGGAAATCAATCACATTCAAACAAAAACAGCATTGCTTGCTGCTCAACAACAACAAATGAATGCCCTGATTGCCGGCCAACAGGCAAGAAAACAAGCCGAACAGGATTGGTCAGTTGGTGCAAACCAGGCAATGAATAAGTATGTAGAAGATGCTGGCAACCATGCAAAACTCGCCGAACAAGCATTTACCAACTCATTCAGCGCTATGGAAGATGCTTTGGTTCAATTCACCATGACTGGTAAGTTTAACTTTAAGGATTTACTTAAGACCATATTATCTGAGATAGTTCGGTTTATGGCCAAACAGGCCGTGGCTTCATTCCTTAATATATTTAAGGGAATGTTTGCTAGCTCAGGCAGTGGTGGATATGATCCATGGGGTGGCGGTGGTGGATATTCAGACGCTGGTTTTGCGAATGGAGGTGCATTTGGTTCTAATGGTATTCAGTTCTTCGCTGATGGAGGCATTCTTGGTGGCCCAGGAATGTTCAGACATGCTGGAGGCCTTGGTGTTGCCGGAGAGGCTGGACCTGAAGCCATCATGCCATTATCACGAGGACCTAACGGAAAGCTTGGTGTTTATAACTTTGGTGGAGGTGGTGGAGGAGCTACGATTATAAATAATGTAGTTGTTAATGTCGAGAGCAAATCTGGAAATAATGATGCCGAAAACACCGAGATGGGAAATCGCGTTGCCAAAGCTGTTAATGACAGCCTTAAGACACTGATCAAATCAGAGGTGTCAAACTATATGAGACCAGGAAATATGCTCAACCCCTCAGCTCCCCAAATGGCATTCAGCTAATAGATAAAGAAGGAATAATATGGCCGCATTACCACTCACAACTTACATCAGTCAAACCTCAAACCGGGAGAGAAACTACCGGTTGATTTCCTCGCAGTTTGGTGATGGCTACTCACAACGAGCTCCGTCTGGACTTAATGCTCAGCAAGATAAATGGACATTACAATATGACAACCTATCTTCGACAGACCGAGACACCCTCTGGACATTCCTCAACACCCATGGAAGCTGGACCTCATTTACCTGGGCCGCACCAGGTGATGGTGGAACAACCAAAAAATGGGTAGTTGGTGGCCCAGTTCAGGAACGAGCTCAAGCCGGGAACTTATATTCCATGTCAGTGCCAATCGAACAATGTTTCGACTTATAAAGGGGATATAACATGCCTGTTGCTTTTGATCAAGCCCTTAACAAACCAGCTCTATCTGAATATGTCGAGATGTATATCTTAGATTGTTCTAATATTGGTGGTGCTATCTTTAGATTTTGTCCAGCCACTAATAATGGTGTGGCCGTTGTTTATGATGGGAACACCTATTCCCCATTACCAATCAAAACAGAGGGCTGGGAATGGAGTTCAACCGGTGCTCCACCACGACCAACACTAACCGTGAGCAACATCAATAAGTTTCTTCAGGGTGCGGTTCAGACATTAGGTGATATAGTTGGAGCCAAGCTAACCCGGATTAGAACCTTCAAGCAGTTTATCGATGGCCAACCAGGCGCGGATATAAATGCGAAGTTCCCAGATGACGTGTATATTGTCGAACAGAAAACAACCCATAACCGGCTGGAAATAACTTGGGTTCTATCCTCGGTTATCGACAGACCTGGTTTAAGATTACCGCGCCGTCAAATATTACGAGATAAGGGATTTCCAGGTGCAGCTCGGGTAAGGAGAGTGTAATGCTGATTTATAATAAGGAGGAAATGGATAAGCATATTTTATCATGTTATCCAGAAGAAGCGTGTGGTTTCGTTCATAACAATATCTTCTACCCAGAGATAAATGTTGCTGCAGACAAGACCAAAGATTTCAAAATATCCTATCATAAATATGACACCTTTCAGCAAAAGGGTGGTCAGCTCGCGGTTCTTCATTCCCACATATCTGATAAATCATATTGCTGGTATGACCGACGAACTCCATCAAAAAAAGACATGGAAACACAGCTCCTACTGAATATCCCTTGGGCCATCGTGGAGACTGAAGGTGAGAATGTTTCCGAACCGCTTTGGTTTGGAATGAAGGACCGGCCTGATTATGAGGGCAGGGAGTTCATCCACTCCGTTCAGGATTGTTTGGTTCTAACTCTTGATTTCATGAACCAAGAGTTTGGGTTAAATCTTAAGAACTGCCCAAGAGAGGTGGATTGGTTTATGCATGAACCGCTTATCGACCAGAACATAGAACCTTGGGGATTTGCACGCCTTCAGCCAGGACAAAAACCAAGGTATGGTGATGTGATCCTAATGAAGATAAGAACAGATTTCATCAATCACCTCGGCATTTATATAGAAGAAGATAAGATGCTTCATCACCTTATAAATAGATTATCATATTATGACAGCATCACCGCGTGGGACCGCAATATCTGTGGTTATGCACGCCACAAGGAGCTTAAATGACCTTAAGAACAGTTCATCTTCACGGCCATTTGGTCGATAAATATACCACACAGACGATTGAGATTGATGGTGATACCGCCTACCTCTGTATGCAAGGGCTATATTCAGCGCTTGGTGAGGAGTTTCAACAGGAGGTTCGAGACAATAAGTGGCAACTTGTTCGAGGCAAGATAAGAGAGGATATGGAAAACACCCTTTCAGAGGAACAGGTTCATATGTTGCTTGGGAATGAACCCGAGCTACACCTTATCCCAGTGATTGAGGGTTCAAGTGGTATTGGGCGGATTATACTGGGCATCGTACTTATCTTAGTGGCGGTATTTCAACCACAGCTTATTCCCGCAATCATTGGACAACAGGCTATCCTTGGTATGGGTATTTCAATGGTTCTTGGTGGAGTTATGGAACTATTATCACCAACCCCCAAGGTCGGCAAGGTGCTTGATGCTGGTGCTCCAGCTGAACGACCATCGTTCGTATTCAATGGGGCTATCAATGTTATGGAACAGGGCGGCCCAGTTCCGCTATTATACGGTCATATCGGCCGGTGTGGAACCGTTGTCATTTCAGCGGGTATAGAAGCCGAGGCATATTAATGGAAGAAATCATAGATATCGAGGGTTCAGGTGGAAGCTGCTTTCCACCAGGAACTTTAATCAACACCCCTCTCGGCTATAGAAAGATTGAGGAAATAACTCCTGGAGATCAGGTATATAGCTTCAACCCGATAAATGGAAATGTTCAAATATCCAGGGTAAGTGAGACATTTACTCATGCTTCAGCGGATGACTTGATTATCCTTGATTATGGAACTGGGAGCATCTGCCTAACTGCTAATCACTGGGTGTTCCACAAGAACAAACGGCGTGGAGAATATTTTAACTTCGACGAAGCTGGCACTTTAAGTGTTGGTGATACCCTTATCACAGAGTATGGTGAGCAGGTTATAATCGAGAAGATTTATCCTGGACCTGAGGTGGATTTCGTCTATAACCTTGAGGTCGAGGACAACCACACATTCATTGCCGCTAAGATTAGAGTTCATAACGGTGGTGGTGGAAAGAAGGGTTCTAAGCCGCATGTTCATTATGAGGCACCAAATGATTTACGAAGCAAGGCGATTGTTCGGGTTTTAGAGGTCATTTCAGAAGGTGAGATCCAGGGACTGGCAACACCAAGCGAACCAGGCAAATCGGTGTTCTTCGACAGCACCCCAGTTCAGAACAGCGATGGAACCTATAACTTTGGTTCGGTTTCAATCACCCAACGGGTCGGATTACCATCACAAACCTATATTCCAGGATTTCCACTGGTCGAGGCTGAACGGGTTGTGGATGTTGTGGTTACGAAGGCAACACCGATTGTTCGAGCCATGACAAACACCGGGGTTACGGCATGCCGGGTTACGATTTCCCTACCAAACGGCCTCTATAAGCAAGACACAACAAATGGTGATGTGTTTGGTTATAATGTGTCATTTACCATTGATCACCGCCCACCAGGTGGAACCTGGGTTCATGCCAGGTCAGATACCATATCCGGCAAGACAATGGGTGTTTATGAACGAAGTTATAGAATAGAAAACCCAAACAGCACCGGCCTGTGGGAGGTTCGAGTTACCCGGACCAGTGATAATGCGGTTGGTTCAGATATTCAGGACAAGATTAACTTTAGTCGTATTACGGAAATCACTGACCTCGCGCTATCCTATGACAACACCGCATATGTTGGTGGCACGGTGGATGCCGAAAGTACTGGTGGAAGATTACCAATCAGGGCGTATGATGTGTATGGCCTTAAGATAAAGGTGCCAAACAACTACACTCCTTCAACAAGAACATATTCTGGAACCTGGAATGGAACTTTCCAGACGGCCTGGACGGACAACCCAGCTTGGGTGCTTTATGATCTACTCACCAACACTCGGTATGGTTTGGGTGAGTTTATCAAAGATTATAATGTGGATAAGTATTCCTTTTATAACGCGGCCGTTTATAATGATGTTCTTGTCAATGATGGCCAGGGAAGTGGCCTATTTACTCCACGCTATACGTTCAATGGCCAGATTTTGCAACAAGAGGAAAGCTGGAAGCTACTTCAAGCTATAGCCTCCACCATGCGGGCCGCGCTCTATATCGGCGGCGGTATTGTTAAGCTTATTCAGGACCGGCCAAGTTCTGCCGTTAAGCTGGTGTCAAGAGCCAATGTGATTGATGGTCTATTTACTTATTCATCAACCACCGCCAGAGAACGACACACCGCGGTCAATGTTGTCTTCAATGACCCAAATGACAGTTATCTACCAAAGATCATCACCATGGAGGATACCGCTGGAATAGCTCGTTATGGCTATAACCTAACTGAACTCACCGCCTATGGCTGTACGGTCGAGAGCCAAGCCCGAAGGTTGGGTCGTTGGGTGCTGGAAACTGAGATGAACTCCACCGAGATGGTGGTTTATCGGGCTGGGTTTAACCAAGCCGACATTCAACCAGGCGATGTGATAAAGATCATGGATGATGACTATGCCTCCACGGTTCAGGCTGGTAAGGTTGTGTCGGCTACCACCACCTCGATTACTGTCGATCGCACCGTCACGATTGCCAATGGAACACTTGATTTGGTGTCAAGTGATGGCAAGACGATTGTCACCAAGGCACTAAGCAATGGTGCAAACACGAATGTTCTAACCTGGTCTGGAGCTATTACTGCTCCTGCTCCTTGGTCGGATTGGATGATTACTGGCGCGGTGTCGCCAAGGTTGTTCAGGGTTGTTATGACCAAGGAGGTCGAAGCTGGGGTTGTCGAGATCACAGCAATATTCTATGACCCAAACAAATATGCTCGAGTGGAACAGGGAACATATTTCCCAACCACCTCCTACTTTACCGCGCCTTCAAATGTTCCAGTTCATGCGGTCAAGGATATAACCTGGACACCTCAGTCATACACTGATGCGGCTGGCAAGGTGTCAAGATTTCTTCGAGTTAAATGGAGCCCAGATGCGGCTGATTTCGTCACCTCATATAGTTATAAATGGCAACGGGGATTAGAGGACTGGGTTTCAGGTGATACCCAATCTAATGTTCTTGAGATACCTGCCGACTATTCTGGTTTATATACCATCTATATCTATGCCTATTCAGCATATGGTGCTCAATCACCCGCCGCTACCTCAAGTTATACTCTCGACCTAACGAATGCCGCTCCAACCTCTACTTTCCTCCCGGTCACAAACATCCGGGTGGTGGATATAGGTGGAACTACCTTTAATCAGAAAGATTGCAACATAACCTGGGATGACCCTAATGTCAATAACCCAGTGGCTGGCCAAACGGTTCAGGATTATGAGATCACCGTTCGTGATGCGGCTACCCAAACTCTGGTTTATAGAACTATAATCACCAATCAACGGGAAACAAGCTATACTTTCGACATGAACATGGCGGACAATGCCAACCAGCCAAAGCGGACATTCGTTGTTCGCATTCGGATAAGAGATACCTTTAACCGGTATTCACCAGCTGCTCAGGCAACATTCACCAACCCAGCTCCACCAGCTCCAATCTTAGTGCTAACTCCAGGTGTTGGTATTATCTGGATTGATGTTAAGGAAAACCCTGAGGTGCCTGATGCCGCGGGTTATATTGTTTGTATGGGTACCTCAACTAACTTTGTTCCGTCTGTTTCAAATCAAATCAGCAAGGGATTTACGAGTTCAGTTTCCATTCAATCACCTGGAAATAGTATTCGGTATTTTACCGCGGCGGTGTTTGATAATTTTAGTGAGGCGATTGGTGACCTTAACTGGAGCACCCAAGGTTCAGCGGCCTCAGTACCAGATGTTGTACCAAATGAATGGAAAATTGATGGCTTAACATTTAAGGGAAATGACCCAACAACAAACAGTGTTTCCTGGACAGCATGTACGGTGATGAAAACCCAAGGAAATAGTGGAATAGGAACCTCAGTTTCATTACCTGCTGGTAATGCCGCCTGGACGTCTGGAACTTTGTATGTATATTATAAAGAGGGTCAAACCACTTTACTGGCGACCAATGTCATCAACACCGCGATTACCGACACCTCACTGGTCGTGGCTACCTACAAAGGTGGTTTGCAGGTATTTACTGGAAATGGCAAGGTGTTCATTGATGGAGCTAATATCTATGCCAACACGATTGGAGCAACTCAGCTCGTGGCTGGTCAAGCGGTCATCACTGGAACCGCTCAGCTTGGGAACGCGGTGGTTGGAACCGCGGCCATTGGTTCCGCGGTAATCAATAGCTCACACATTCAAGATGCCGTCATTACCACGGCCAAGATCCAAGATGCCTCCATTACCAATGCCAAGATCCAGGATGCCTCCATTACCACCGCTAAGATACAAGATGCGTCTATTACCGCAGCCAAGATTGGAAACGCTCAGATTGGAAACGCTCAGATTGTAGATGTTCTAACATCTACTAATTTTGCCTTAGGAAGTACTGGTTGGGGGATACGAGCTTCTGATGGATATGCTGAGTTTAATAACGTTCGTGCCCGTGGAGATATTACCGCGACCTCATTAAATGCCGCAACCGGTACTTTTACTGGAATGGTTAATGTTGGAAACTATACTGGATATGCCTGGCCTCCTGCTGGCCAGACTGGAGTTCATTTGTCCTCAAATGGTATTCTGGCTGGAAACAGTAATGGTGGTGGAAAGTACTTTCAAATTTTCACCCCAGCTGGTGGTCAAGCGGCAATATACACCAACATCCCAGCATATATTGAGACCGCTCAGATACAAACACTTCATGTCGGAAATGGCGCCTTATCTGGTGGTACTGTGGTGGCAAGTGGTTCTGAGTGGTCTCAATCACACCAGGTTGGATACTATTCCGAAAACACCTCCAGCTCCGTAACTATAGGTAATGCATCACCAGCCATTGTGCCTCAAGTTCTAATCGGTGCATATGCCACCCCAAGCTATTCTGGAATGCCAGGTTCTATACCAACTTTGATCACTTGCAGCTATTATACCAACGTGTCGGGAGCTCACTCGAGCATCTTCGTTTCAGAGTTCTTAATATATTTTGGTGGTTCTAACCCAATGAGCTTAACTCATAACGTCACGGTTAAGGGATATGGCTGGCACACCGTCGCCTATCCGGTGAATGTCGCCCCTGGGGCTTCGATTACTGTGTATTATACCTGCAATAACCCTGCGATTATTACCACCGCTGGTACCCAAGTCAGTTTGGGTCAGACTGTGGCCTACCCACGGTTCCACGTTTTGCAGACCTACAAATAAAGAGGAAAATATTAAATGGCCATCGAAAACAGCA